TATCTCCTGAATCTGCCAGCTTGCAATCAGGATGCCGGTGAGTGAGATTAGGTAAAGGATTATTGTTTTCATTTGGTTACCTTCCTAGATTTTGTTAATGAGTCTGATTAGGTTTTGTTTGATTGATTCAATGTTGTCGTTTAGTTCAGCAATGGTTTCATAAATTGCATCGGCTTCCTCGGCCTCACCCTTTTCAGTGGCCTCATCAGCAAACTCTTGCTTCTCGTCACGCTCTTCAATCAGTTCTTCAATTTCCTCTAGTAGCTGTGCGATGTTCTCGTTCATTTGGTACTCCTTTTCTAGCCCCCCTTGGGCTATGTATTCAAGATAGCACAGTTTTTGCCTTTTTCTGGCAATTTTGGCAAATTTCCCTGATTATCGGCGTGTCGCGCTAAAGGGCTAGTTGAGGGTTTTGACCTGAATTGTGGCACCTGGCTGGATGCCCTCGGCGTAGAGCTTACGGGCTGAGATTCGGACAATGCGGCTGTCATCAATGACCACGCCTGAATCGGTCAGGCTGTCCCCTACTGCCCTAATCAGCTTGTCCAGGTCAGGTGACACGCTGGGGAGCTGGCGATCTACTGTCTTGGGCTTGGGTAGATAGAAGTTGACGATTAGCTCACATGGCTCGTCTATTGGTTGCCAGTCATCCGGCAGGATAGCGATTGCTTCTTGGACTATGGCCTTACGCCAAGCCTTGTGCTTTGAGCTATTAACCTGGACTATTCGCCCGTGCATTATGGCGTGTGATCCTTGGCTGGCAGGGTCGCCAGTTACGCTAAGGCTTACCTCTGCCATAAAGCTCCCATGCTCCTAGTATGGCAGCCCAGACATAAAGTAAACCGAAGGCCAGTCCCACACCATCAAGAACGCTTTTATCTTGAAGCGATAGGTTCAGTAGTATGCCGGCGGTGAGGGCAGGGACTAGCCATCGGAGATTTCTCAAAAGGGACTTGGCTCCGAGTGAGTCGGTTCAAAGATTCCCTTGATGATGTTTAGTGGCTCGGCTGGGAGTACCAAGGGATTGTTGATGCTTACCTTGATGGACTGCTTTGCCTCGCCTTCCTTGTTGATCCAGTTGTCAATCTCGGAGCTGTATAAGCCCTCGACCTGAACTGTGTCGCCAGCTTCAAGCGTAGTTGGCTGCTTTAGCCAGACTGTGTAACGCTTGTTTATGGTGTCGCCTGTTTTGGTTTCATAGGACTCGGTTACCTCGATGCCCTTGCCTTCATAAAAGACTCTAGTTATTGCGCCCTTTACTTTGATTATTGCCATCTCTTTATTTCCTTTCGATTTGTTGTTTTACTCTAGTGGTCACCAGCGACATGGTTGGGATTGGTGCAGTCGAGATGCCCACAAGTTCTAGTGCCAGGTAGGACTGGCTTGCCGTCAAAGATTGGGATGGTGAGCGTAGCCTTGTCAAAATCGCCCTGCCAAGGGATGCACTTCTCGGATCCATACTTGATGACCAAGGCTCGGTGCATCCGACAGGATTGGCACTTGAGGTCTTTACGCTTGCGCTTGTGCGTGTTGACCTTCCAGGTCGCTCCACATCGGCAACAGAGTGCCACATTGTCATCCACCCCATAAGCTTAGCCAATCACTCTAGAAAGGTGACCCTCGAACTTGAGTGCGACTTCTCCAAGTCCACCATGTCGGTTCTTAGCTACCTTCATTATCATCTGGCTCTTTTGCCACTCGAACTGGTCATCCTCAGTTTGGACACGATGTAACAAAATAACCGAGTCAGCATCTTGCTCAATGCCACCTGAATCTCTAAGGTCAGCCATGTCAGGCTGGGAATCTTTGCGCTGCTCTGGTCCTCGGTTGAGCTGGGCTAGTGCGATTACCGGCACATTCAAGTCTCTGGCTAGGTTCTTGAGTCCTATGCTGATGTCGGTAATCATCTCGTAACGCTTGCGACCCTTTTCGGTGTCTTGAATCAGTCCTAGATAGTCCACCACAATCGCCTCAAGTCTGTCGTTGCCCTTCACGCTGTTTGCGAGCGCCCTAATCTGCAAAAGGTTCTGGCCTGACTTGTCATGGATAGCGAGCTGGTGCGATTGGATGTCTTGCCTGACCCTGGCAATCCTGTCCCACTCCCACTCTTGTAGGTTTCCCTTTTCGATGTTGCCGATGTAAACCTCAGCTTCCATGCTTATTATGCGGTTGTATAGTTCGCTCTTGCCCATCTCAAGGCTGTGAAAAGATACAGGGCCTTGCTTAGATAGCTCCCAAGCAATCTGTAAGCCAACGATGGTTTTACCTACGCCTGGTCTGGCACCGATAATGTAAAGCGCACCTGGTCGGAATCCTGTGATGATGTCGTTGAGTAAAGGCCAAGGGCTTTCTGGGTAGTGCTTTGGCTTGTCTATTTCGTCAAGGTAAGGCAGTAGCTCATCGGCAACATAGCTTGGCTTTGTAGCGGTGTTGCGATCAATGAGTTCATCAATCTCTTTCTTGGCTGTGTCAAATACTGTTGCCAAGTCTTCATGCTGAGCCTTGCTGTGAATCATCGTGCCGGCAACTGCAAGTCTGCGTCTGGTGGCATCCTCGATCACCTTGTTGGCGTAGTAGCTAACTGAAGCTGCTGTTGGGGTTGCGGTAACGATGTCATGCAGATAGCTGGCAAGCTTTGGCAACGCTGCACCGACTGTCATGACATCAATCGGCTGGCGACCTGCCTTCATCTCTAGCAGGGTTTTGTAGATTCGCTCGTTGGCAATATCGTCAAAGTCTGCTGGTGTCAGGGTTAGATTATCTAGTGCCTTGCCATTGGTCAGCAGGATTGACCCGATTACTGACTGCTCGAATTGTGTCACTTGATTCTCCCTACAAACAGCTTAGGCAATGGTTTAGCTTCAGCGAGTTCAACACTCTCATAGAGTTCTTTGTTTAGCCATGAGGCTGGGTAGGGAATGTATTTATCCTCTGGCAACTTTCCCTCAGCGTAGGCTTTGGTCAGCTCCAATAACCTCTCAGCGGTTTTGGTTTTGGTTGCTTTGTTCCAGGCTTTTAGAGCATCAGCTTTGGCTACCTTTTTTGGGTAAAGTTTCCAAAACTCATCAAATCCCTCTAAGTGTTTTTCTTTATCTTTAGTCTTCTCTAAGTAATTAGTATTCTTAATGTTCGTTGGCTGTTCCATAGTGGAATGACCCGCGCTGGAGTCATCCGCTACGGAATCAACCGCCTCTGGGTCAAGAATGTGAAACGATGTTGGACCGAACTGTCCATTTTCTTTCTTGGTTCTTTCCGTTCTAAGCCAGCCCTTATCAGTTAGCACTCTGATTGCTTCATTGATTGCGTACCTGCCCAGCGTGGTCTGTCGCTCAATCTGCCCATAGGTAAGCTCATAGCCTTCTTTGTGGCTCATCAGGTAAGCCAGGAGCCTGAACGCGTTAGGACTTATCTGTGGATCTCTGATTGCGCTATTCGGGACTTGAGCGAAGGGCTGTGAGTCATGCCGGTAGATTTTGTAAACGCCGCTCATGCGACACTTGCCCTGTCGAGCATGACCATCAATACAGTTGCGTTGACTACTTTGGTGTCAAAGGCTTCCTTGACCAGCATTGCCCATTGACCGGCATCAAGTCCGTAGGCTTTGTAGTCCATCTCAGCCATGAAGATGTTGCCGCCATAGTATTCAAGAATCTCGGCGAGTGATTTATTTTCCCAGTTAAACACTAAATGTGCCTCCTAAATTAGGTTGGCACACTACACTTAGTAATGATGCCAACAGCTCGATTGTTGGTTATCAACGCCCTCTAGGAGTTCACCTTCTAGGGGGCATCTTTTTTATTCAGTTATAGCTTTACAGTAGCACCCTAAAAGTATTCTGGCTCTGATTCCAGCAAGTCTTTTGTAAAGTCGTCATTCAGTAGCCACCAGCCACCATGCCCAAAGATAGGCACTTCAGTCGGCGTTTCATGGTTTCTTAGCTTCCAGCCCATCTTGCGACCTAGCTCAGCAAAGCCAGCGTTTGACTCTAGCAAGCCGTTAGCCTCGGCACATAATGGGATGATGTTGCTTGGCTGACTAGCCAAATGGTTCTTACTTCCCATGCCTCGATTGAGCCGGTGATGTGGAATCAGGTCATCGCCTTGAGTGCCACAATGCCAACAGCCAAGGTCACGCTCTAGGTATTTCTGGAACTGCTTTTTAGTCATCGAACGGATCGTAAATCTTGGCTGGCATCTCACCAGGTTGAAAGCCTAAAGCGATTGTTGTTTCTGACATGCCACCATTGACAGCTTCAATAATGTCGGTGTTGTCGGTGTTGTCGGTTATACAGGTATGCCTACGCCGCCATTCTCGGACAAGCTTGATTGCCTGAGCATCATCAGTCCTAATTTTGGCCCCACAAGAGCAGGATTCGGCTATCACCCGATAAGGCTACCAGCTAGGCGTGTCGCCACTGAAGTTCGACATTCTTGCTCATTACAGCCATCATGGTGGCTTGGTCTGACAGGGTTTTCATCTTGGTCTTGATGCGATTGTACTCAGCCCTTGCTAGGTCAGCCTTTAGCTTTTCCTCTACTGCTTGCAACTTAGCCACAGCTTGCCGGTCTGCTACTGTCCCAGAGTTGTTTAGGAACGCCAGCGATACAGCTCGGTCATACGCTGAATCAGCATCTGCCAGCTTGCACTCGGCATCGTAGAGAGCGTTAGCTCCCTTGTCCATCTCCTTGGTCAGCCTTTGTAATTCCTCGACTATGTGGCCTGGTGTAATAATTTCCATGCTTGAGCCTCTCTGCTCGTTCTCTTTGTATTGCCCAGATTAGACCAACTGTTTCCAGTTCGCCTTGTTTCCATTGGTCTTGTAAGCATTCTTGAGTTTCAAGAATTGAGGCTAGAAGAATCCTCTTTGCCTGTAAGTCCATTAGCGATTGCCTTGATCTTGTCGAGTGTGTCATCGGTTGCGCCACCTGTTTTAGCTTGGCTGTATAACAATCGTAAACCCTCGATGTCATTCCCTAATGCCTCGGTCATAGCAAGCCAATCCTTAGCACTTGCCTTTGGTCTTGAATCTCTGGCAACCTTTTCCATCTCCTCGCGACTAGCCCTCTTGTTGCCTGAATAGTTTGCGTTAGCTAATGCTCTACCGATGCTGCTGGTTTCGCATACCTCTAATGCCGATGTTGCCTGTGGACCTTTAGCTGAATCAACCTCGAACGCTAGACCAGTTGCTTTTGGTAAGCCCTTTTCTTGGTCCTCAGCGGTTAGGTAGATGTAGCTCTTAGTGACCCAAGTGCCAACCTGTCGGTCTTGAGCTGTGGTGATGTTGTCTGTAACAATGCGAGCATCCTTGTGGTCTTTATACAGCCTTTTTATTCGCTGTTCCACCGGCTCATAATCATTTAGGTTGAATTGTGCCATTGTCTTTCCCTTTCTTTTCTTGTTTGGCTTTTTGTTTTGCTAGCAACATAAGCACATACGCTCTTTTAGCGGTTCGATGAGTGTGACCACCCTCGGCTGGATGTGCATCCTCTAGTGCCATTTATTTCCCTTTCTCGTGGTGAAGGTATGGTGCGCCACCAGCTCTTGATCTCAGGCTGAGCAGATGCTCACCAAAGACTAAACCTCGCTTAGCCCCATCCATTGCGTTTATTACTCTAGCCTTTAGGTCTGTCATTTTGGCGTTAGCCTTTTCATACTCGTCAACCGAGTTTAGATAGTGCATACCTAAGTCATCAAGGTCAACCTCGGTGTCAACGATGCCAGGCGATAAGGCCCTAATTGTTTCTAGGGTCGAGTTGCTTCCGTCCCAGTAAGGCATTTTCATGTCTAGGCAAGCCTGTCTGAATCTGACAGCAGCATCCCAAAGTGTCTGCGCTTCAAACTCATCCCACTCGATGTCAAACTCCATGTAGCTAGAACCTGCGAGCGCAACTAACTTAGCTTGCTTGATTCCAAAGACTCTCATGTACCAAAGCACTTGAGCGCGATAAGCCTGTGGCACTCCACTCCAGTAGTCGCGTGAGAATTTGACCTCAATAATTCCAAGTTGACCATCCTCAGTCTGATAAATGCCGTCAGGGTTTGACCTAGCCCAAGGGTGTTCTTTGTTTGCCCATGTTCCGGTTTCCCAAATAGT